TCTTGCATGCGCCGGGGACGAAGTTGTGACCTTGCCCGTTGCAGTCTTCGCAGGCCCACGCTGCACGCAGCATCGCGTAGTAGACTTCATCATTTGAGGTGAGCGTTGGTTTTTGTGAGCTGTCGGTCATCGCGTGATCCCCCAAATAACAAAGGCAACCAGCAGACCTACGGCAATGCCGGCTAAATAAGCGCGTTGCTCGTCCGTCACGGAGACTCCTTCATGAAGACGCACCAGTGAGTGTTCTTCCCGGTGTGATGGCCGAATAGGGGCTTTTGAGGCGTCAGGGCCAGGATGTCTTGAACCCGGAACTGCGACTCGGCCCACTTGAATACGAGTGTTCCATGAGGCTTCAGCACCCTGAAGCATTCGGCGAAGCCCATGCGGAGCATCTCGCGCCAGTCGCCAGTCAGGTGCCCGTACTTTCGGGTGAGGATGCCGCGGGCCTCTTTGCGCTCAACGTGCGGCGGATCGAACACCACCAAGTGAAAGGATTCGTCCGCGAACGGCATGTCGGTGAAGTCGGCAATCTGATCCGGGTTCACGACGATCGGGCTGCGTCCCACTGTGCCAGGCGTACCCACGTCGATAGCATGGGTCTCGCGCCGCCTGTCGATGAACAGAGCTCGTGCGTCCTTCCGATCGAACCAGAATAGGCGCGGACCGCAGCATGCGTCCAAGACTGCCGGTAGCACGTCGTTCTCTTCCGATGAGACTGCCTCGTGGGTCATTGAACTAACTCGTCAGATTGAAGACACGCCCGGCCCCACTTATTTCCTGAGTGCGGCGGGAAACGATGCGGCTTGTCACGCATAGGTCGCGCGAAGCCATCGAATTGCGGAAGCAGCAACAAGCGCTTTTTGCACGTCGGACAGTTCGCGTAGCGTGGCTCGACCTTCTCATCTGCAGTGTTCATATCAGTCCCACCCATGGCAGCCACAGTAGAACTTGTCGAATCCACGGTCGCCCTTCGGCTCGAAGTGGCTACAGACGTGCGTGCCGCGAAGCTCACGCGGATCTTTCTCATGCGCCACTTTGTGATAGCCGCAATGTTTGCAGAGTTCGTCTGCCTCACGCGATCCGGGGCCGCAGAACTCGAAGAACGGCAAGTCCTTCGATGATGGCTGTTCGCATGTGCAAACCTTGTGGCTGCTCTGCCCATAATTGCATTCGTTGCCACCGCCGTAGCTGCCGCGTGGCGACGTGCTTTTGCCGTGGTACGCACACCGCGCTTTGCGGCCCTCTAGATCAACCGTGGAAGTGTTCATCTAGACTGCCTCGTTTGCCCGGATCAGGCGGCTGACCGCTTTTGCACACGCCTCCGGCACGTACCCCAGCCGCTTGTGTGTCAGGATGTACTCCCGATACTGCGGTGGGACGGGAGGCTCGAAGCCCAACAGCCGGACCACTCGATTGACGTAGCGGTTCTCGGCTACCTGCTCAGTAGTGAGTGTTCGGTCGTTCATCGCTTCTTCTCCTGCCACTCCATCCACGCTCTAACCGGAGTGAAGCCCCCGCCGAAAACCGCCTCACGCGGGCCTACCTTGCAGATGTACCAGGCGTTGAATGCGTAACCTTCGCTCATGCTGCCGCCTTGCGCGCCTGATAGACGGCGTACCAGAGCGAACCCCAGCGCATCTCAGGCTTCCCGGCCCGGTAGTTGATAGCCAGACAGCGCTCGTAGTACGCCGCGGCTTCACGGTTCTTTCCGGCGACTATGAGCGCCTTCATCTCCTGCTCCTCGTTGTAGGAGCCGGGCCCGGTGGCGCGCTGCAGCCGCTTGTTGAGGAGACTCTTGATAGGAGGCTTCACCTTCGGCACACGGCGCCGGTTATTGCGGACCATCCAGTCGCCCAGCGTGGGGCGTGGAACGACTTCAGCGGACTGGCCCATGCCGGCCATCGCGGCGCCAAGGATTGCTGCAGTCGAAAGTATTGTTCTATTCATAGGTATGCTCTCTCAGCGTGTTGACCTCAGTCGTGCGAATACTCTTCGACGTCAATCCCCTCGTTCGTGACGATGACGCGAACGTGATCACCAAACGCTGCTTTCAAATCTGGCTCGGCTCCGCTCAGAGCCTTCTGAAGTTCGAGCAGGTCATCCCATGACTTCTGCGAAAACCCTTTTGTCGTCTTGCCGTAGAGATACTCCCAACCGTCGCCGCCCACTTCATCGTCTCGCTCATCGACGAGGGATGCGTGCAGGTCATTCACACCGAAAACGCATTCCTCACCGTCGTTGAAGTAGGGCGTGTACTGAGTCCACCCAATAGCCTTGACGTCGGGATGCTCGTCCATGAATGTCTTCAGTCCCGGCGCCAGAATCGCCTTGGCCTGCTCCTGCGCTGCTTTCTCGATCTCCTGACGCTTGACTGAAAGCTCGCTCAACGATGCTGCAATACTCATTAATCAGCTCCTGTGAAAGTGACGACCCGTGTTCTTTTGCGTGTGCCGCTCATCCAGCCCTCAATGGGCATCTTTTCAAGCCAGTCCTGCATCGTCGGGATGAACCCGAGATCCTGCAGGACGTGCTCCTCACCGAGGTCTCGAACGGAAACCTCCTTCCCATCTGAATTCGTTATCCGATTGCCGAAGATCTTTTCGAGCAGGTAGATGCCCCAGGCACTGTGCAGCATGGCTCTGTGTCGCACGTCGGCAACTGCGATCTTGCTGGAGTCAAAGAACTCATGGATCGGCAGATAATCATCCACGGTCCCCCCGTGAGCCTTGACCGACAGTCGGGCGTGTAAAAATGGCTTCATTGCGGATACTCTTCGGCCATTACTGATCATCGCGCGGATTCAACACGTGAAACATCCGCAGTATGAAAATCATCCACGCGAGCCAGGCGAGGAACCAGATCACTGGAGTGCTCCAAGGCTTTGACCCGCTCGACGCCCGCGGCGATACGCCCGGGGCGGTAGAAGCAATCGGTCTTCTGGCCAGCGATATCGGATTCGCTGGCATATGGTCCCGGGCTTCAATCCAACCCTGGTCTCCCATTGTGCGTAGGTCAGCGTCTCGCCGTTATTCGTGAGAGTGCGACTGCTGCGGCGGTTGTTGCTCTGGATGACCCGCGTCGCCCAGCGACAGTTGGACGGCTCGTAATTGCCATCGTTGTCGCGTCTGTCAATGGAATGACTCGGCGAGGGCCGCTGCCCCATGTCGGCGATGAAGTTCTCGAAGGCGCCCCAGCGTTCACACACTCGAATACCGCGACCGCCGTAATCCTTGTACGCCTTTACCTTTGGATTCTCGCAGCGCTGATGCATCGCCACCCAGGCCATGAATTCGGGCGATGATTTCCCACCCACGGTTGCACCATGTGTGCGCTTGTGCTGACCGATGATGCATCCGCAGGACTTCGTTTTACCGCTTACGAGATTTTTTTGAGGCGTGATCGTTTGCTTGCCGCAGTCGCATCGACAGTGCCAAGCGCTTTCACGACCGCCTATATAGGGGCGCCACTCTGCCCATGCGATTACCGTGAGCATGTGAAAGCGTCGACCTTCGAGCTTGCTCCGTGGTGACGCCATTAGACTTTCCTCACGTGTAGGGTGGGCCGATGCAATGGCTGCACGGTGTCGGCCAGTACGTCCATCATGCTCATCTGCTCAGTGGGCATCGCGGCCAGGCGAATACCGCGTGCGACATCCGGTATCAATTTGATGTGGCCCTTGCGCTGAAGGGCTTGCAGATGATCATGAGCCGCATTGGCAGAGCGATAGCCCATCGCAGTCGCGATCTCGGCACGTGTGGGCGAATAGTCATTCGCCACGATGTAGGCTCGGATGTAACCCAAGACGCGGGTTTGAGCCGGCGTAAGTTCTGTGCTCATGGCTTGAGCTCCGGCCGGTACTCACAAGACACGCGATCCCCGTGGGGAAAGTCCAACTGATGGATCTCGGCATATCCTTTCCAGCCGTATACGCAGCGAGGGTCGGCTGAGCCGCCCTGAATCCAATTGCTTCCACAGCGGTACGCTGATACCAGGAGAAAGCCCATGGCGAAGCCTGCGAGGATGACTGCAACAAATTGAAGGCTGCGCCGCATCAGTACTCGCTCATGTCGGGGATCTCCCGATACCACAGCGCATCGTTGAACCACCGCCATTGAATGCGCCTCAGCCACACCCTCCTGCCGCCTTCGAGTAATACGGGGTGCCAGGCAAACCAGACCTTCCAGAGTGTTTCGTGCGGTGTTGGACGGCGCAGCAGATTTATGACTGCAGCAACTGCTATCGTTAGCACTGCGAACGTTCCAAGCCAGATCAATGTGCTCATTACGGACTCCCTGTGCAGCTATGTGAGAAGCGTCGCAGTCGGAGTATAGAGGGGTGATTTCTTGCCCTGCTTCGCAGCTCATGGCGTCAGCCCCACCTTCGGCAGATACGCCTCCAGCGCCTTGAGGGCTTCCGGAATGGACTTGCCCAGCGCGTTGTGGCTGCTCTGAGTAGTGCCCAGCCAGACCCGGGCCAGGTATTCGTCCCAGGAGGGTCTTGGTGACCTGGAGCTGGCGGCTCATGCACGTCTCCGATATACAGGCGCATATGATTGATTCTTATCGTTTGCGTTGATACGTTTTGAGACGTTTCCAGACGGCCCAAAAGCGCCATAACCCATTGATTGTGGAGACGAAATGAGAGTTTTGTTCGTCTGCCTGGGGAGCATATGCCGCTCGCAAATCGCGGCCGAATTTAAGATCGTCTCCACAATCCCTCCACTATTTCTCCACAATCCGGCACTCATACAGTGACCTTGATCCGGACCCATTCGGACCCCCGAGGATCGTGGTAGCCGGCGGTGGTCTCCGGGTCGTTGTGACCCAGTAGCTCCTGGGTGTTCACGCCACCCTGGTCGGAATACAGCCGCTCTGAGAGGCTGCGAATCTCGTGGAAGGTCGGGGGATCCTTATCGCCCCAGTCCAGCCCCAGCGAGCCGATCACATCGGCGAAGCGCTTGGAGATCGTATCCACAAAGATCGGCCGGCCGGCTGGGCTATTGCCGCGGTTCACGGTCTGGTGAATGAGGAATTTGCTGAGCACACCGCTGTGCCGGCACTGGCTGACCACATCGCCGAGACTCATTCCAAAAACCTTCAGTCTGAGCTCGGCCGGGATGAATATCCGGTGCGGGTCGGCGGACTTCTCGGACTGCTGCTCGCAATACCATCCGCCATCCCGGAAATCGGCGAACTTCGCCAATGCGATGTCCTCGCGCCGCTGTCCGCTCACCAGCGCGAGGGCCATGGCGTTCTTCAGCCAAATGAGCTTGGCGCGCTCGTACGCCTGCATAAAGGTCTCGAAGGACAAGCGAGACCGCTGCACGGTGACTTTTACCGAGAGCTTGCTGTCCATGACCGGATTTTCGGCCGTGTACCAGCCCTGAACCCGCGCCTCCCGAAAGCTGTCGCGCATGAAGTTGCGCAGCGCTTGCGCGGTGCGCGCCTTGCCTTCCGTAACCGCAGTGGTTTCCAGGACCTCCTGGATCTTCAGTGCATTGACTCGGGCGAGTAGCATTTGCGGGCCCAGAAGCTGGACCATCCGTTTACCGAAGCTCCTGTATTGGCGCAGCGTGACGGCCGCATATTTGCCGGTAGCGTCCAGGATCGCCGTATACTTCGTATTCCAGGCCTCGACGGTGCGAGTGGCGTCGCCGGTAATGCGGTCGATCAGCCGCGTCTCGACACCTATCTGGGACACTTTCAGATTGGCTTCGACCGCTTGGGCAAACGCCTTGGCCCGATCCCGGCCGAGTCCGTATTCAACGCCGTCGATTGGGCTGCGGTACGAGTAGTAGCCGTCTCGTTCATACAGGTGTTCTGGCCAGCCCCGTTTGCGGCTATTGCGTCTGCGTGGACTCACGAGAACCCCCAATGAACGATGTATTATTGTAATCGCCGACATAGCGCGCATTCGGCTCGAGGAAGTAGGATCGCCCATGCTTCTGCGGCAGAGGAAAAATCTTCCCGTCTCGGCACCAGCGCCGCAAAGTCCCTACGGTCGGTGCGGATTCGCCGTATCGGTCACGCGCCCACTTTTCGAGAGTTATAAACATCATTTCATCCTGACTCGGCGCGAGATCCACATCAGCATCCCGTGAACATAATGACGCCGATTCCATAGCGCGCGACTCATAGTCGTCTGGGAACAATCTTCGGCAAACGGATTGGGCGGGAAGGTCGGTCCGGCTGGAACATCAGAATCCCCTGTTCCTCCAACCACGCCTGCGTGCGCAGCATTCCCTCCAATAGCAAAAGCCGGCGTTGAGCGTAGCTGAGGGTGGTGTGGGTCCTCCCGTCCACAAGATCGTGGCAACTGCTGCACGCGATCGCTCCGAACAGATCCGGTGACTTGATACTCATCCCCGATATACCAATAAGTCGCACGTGAGCCCAAACGCTCGTTTCTGGGTTTCCATTGCAATATGATGGGACCCGGATCAAGCATTCCTGGCCCTTCGCGAGTTTTGTCAGGTCCACCATTTATGCTGCTAGGCGCATGCATTTGAGCAACTCCAACTCGATGGACTCGTGCGAAACTCCGGGCATGATCCGTTCCATAACAACGTCCGTGACCTTCGGCCAGAACTTCTCCCAATCGCTTTGCTCCATGTTCTCGAAGCTGATGCTTTTGGGGATCTGATAGACGGGCTTTCCATCCATGTCGAAAATCGTCGTGCAGTGGCCAGAGCAGATTTTCACGGCGTCGCTGACATCCTCTTTCGACTGAATCAACATGACACCGCCGTGTGGCATTTCAATACGCTCACAGTTGTCAGCACACATCGTCATGAGAGCCCAATATCGACGTAGATCCTTCGGGCAGCGCACGCGCAGCGGTTTGAACCAGGCAATCTCTCCCTGCTGCAGGCGGTCGCGAACCTTGATCGCGTCATCGCTCGCTGGAAGAAATCCTTGCCCGCGCCTGAATAGCTCTATGTTCATTGCAGTCTGGCCTGAAGCCGTTTGAATCGCATGTATCTGCGGCAGGTGGCCCGATGAACCTCGCGGCCGCGCGACGTCAGCCGGTAGGCTTTTCGTTTCGCGACGTTCTCAGGCCTTCGAGACCAGAGGCGTTTGCGCTCGCGATGAAGCTCAAATTTCAACTCCTGATTCACGCGGACGTTCTCGCGATGACATTTCTTGCAGGTTTTCATGTAGCCGGTCGCGTAGTTAGGGTGCTTGTAAAACCCTTTCACGAGCGACATTTCGCGGCCACATTGTTTGCAAACCTGATTCATTTACGCCGCTTTCTCCTCAACGGTGTGAGGAATGGCGTCGTCATCGTCAATTGTTTCTGGAGCTTTTGGCGGGTCGTTTGCGATCGGCTCGGCGCCGAATTCGTGGCCGCGGGTCAGCTTCCATAGTGCGTTGCGTGCCTGCTGGACTTCAGCAAGTCGCATTGATTCCAGTCTTGCCCACGCGCGGGTTCCGGAAACCGCTTCCAATGTGGCTGCCTTTGCAGCCTTCGTCGCCTGATCCATGCCGTATCCGTGGTGCCGCTGCAGTTCCTCCTTGATATCGTCGAGCGCAATATCGCGGCGGCGCATTTCCGCGGCCGCGTTGTCCTCGCCGGCATCGTTGAACACTTCGCGGGAGTCGCGTTCCTTCATCGAGCCGTGATGCTCGCCGCCGATGTTGAGCGCCTTGAAGTGCGCCTGCAGCTTCTTGAAGTTCGGCATGGGAATCTGCTGGCCATTGAGGGCATCGGCGCGGTCCTTCTGGACGATGGCCGTGTTGATAATTTTCCCGTCGTCGAGGTCCTTGAACATCTCGATCAGCAGCGAGGGCTCGTAGCCCATCTCCTTCTCGGTGGCCATTTTCGTGCCGACCGTGATGAGTTCCTTTTTGCCGCTCCCGTCGTCCTTGTCCTGGTACTCGTATACGTTCCCGGCGCGGCCGCAGACGATGAAATGCACCTTGCTCGAGAGATACAGATCCGTGAACTCCCCCCACTCGCGTTTGATCGGACCCCAGTGCTGAAACTCCAGGGACGCGATCGGCCGCTTGTTGTTGCGGCGGCGGCCTTCGTTGATCCTCGCGAGGCACGACTCCTGCAGATCGCGCCAGATGTGCGAGATCGAATCGACGATCAGCACCGAACAAGCGGATTGCGCTTCCTTCGTCCAATTCATCAGATCGACGAACGCTCGACTCTCGTCGTACACAAACGGCTCGGGGAGACCGGCTTTCTTGATCAGGGGAAGCAGGAATCCCCATGCCGGCTCGGTATCGAACACTCCTATCGGTTTTTCGAGCTTGTGCGCCTTGATCAGCCCAATTGCGATCTCGGCGGCGGTCCTCGACTTCCCCGCGCCGGCCTCCCCATACAAACCAACCTTGCCGTATGCCATTTTGTTGGTCGCCTTGATTAACATGCTCATATTCAAATTTCCCCTACCAGTGGGATGCCAACGGCATCGGCGTAATCTTTTTTCCAATCTCCAAGCAGTTCCGGCGTCTCAAGGGCGCCCAAGTCGTGGGCGTCATATGCGTCCGCACAATCGAGGTGAGCGAACTCACTGTTTACTATCGCGTGCGGCGCAGCCCGATCGAGCGAGCACCGACATAGGCAGCAAATGGCGATTTTTCGCGAAGAAATCATTCAGTCAGCCTGTCTCTGGAACATCGACGGAAAGCCCTGCGCCCTCATCCAGCGACGAGCCTCGTTCTGTTCAACACGACGGCGCCAGAGCGCTTCAATGGCGTTGTCCGCATGTGCCTGTTCGATTGCCTGGGCTGCACCCAACAGTGCGGGCGTGCGGCGGTCAATGAACCCCTTAATGTTCATGCGCACCTTCATTGAAGCCTCCCACCGATTGCCTGTCGCAACTCCATTCCCACCTGTAGCGCTTCGATCTCCAATGCGCTGGCGTCGGCGCCCGCTGCCTTCAACTCTTGAATGTCGATCCGCAAGGAAGTCAGCCTGCCCCATAGAAGGGCAACGTCTCCGATAGTGACGATCACGGCCGAATCCTCCACTCATAGCCGATGGCGACAGTAGTCAGTTCGCGGGGCCCGCAAATTCCACCAGGGCAAACCTCTCTCCATCCCGAGCCCATGCCGCTGGAAAGGTTGTAACCCTGGCCAACGTCAACGTAGGCGCCATGAACCTGCCAACGCGCGATGACTTCGGCGTATTGCGCGCCGTAGTTAGTCTGGCTGCCGCCAAAATGTTGACCGATGTGCGAGAGGTGCCCGACTTCGGTTCTGACTGTGTTTGGAGCAAGGGCGCAGCCCGAGAGGCTGAGGACCGCGATGGTGGCAAAAGCGCGGATCATGATTGCCCGGTTCCCACATCAGAATGCTTGGCGGCGCGGAGATCCAGGCACGGCGGATTCGCGGTATCTACACCCGTAACCGAGATCCGGCATGCATTGCCGTTCCTGTCGGTGATGGTGACCTCGATTCCGCGGATCGGCGGACGCGAGTCGTAGAGATGCTCAAAGCGCGAGACCGTCACGTGCTCGGCGTCAAAGAAGCTCTGTGTGATCCAGCCTGACACTTTCCTCTCCCGTATTCGGCCCGTGGGCCGATGGGGAGAAGGTTACTAAACGGTAATTATGCTGTCAATACCAAATGGTAATGTTTTATGAATTATTTCAGCCCCGCGCTGCTGCGGCGCGGTAGTCTTCTAGCGATTCAGGTTTTCGCAGCCTTTCGAGTATGGCTGCCGCGGACGTGGAAATAATGGCGGTGAGAAGCCAGAGGGGCAGGGCGATCATGTGCAGCGGGTTCGATGACCCGAATACCGCGAATAGGGTGATGGCCGCGATGGCGTAGCACAGACTGCCGATGATCCAGAGGTATACGGTCATCTTTCCCTGGCTTACGCCGATCTGCGCTTCGGTGGTTTAACTGCAAATTCTTGGACGCCGGCCCCGAGGATCAGCTTCTTGAGCGCGGACTCAATCTCGGTTTGCTGCTCTGGCGCCAGGCGATCCCAATGGGATCGATCGAAAGAGAACGGCCAATCGGTCGGTGGCGGCGTTGGGGCTTCTTCATCCGTGTCCAGCCAACCGCGCGGCTTGCGGCACTTCGATTCGATATTGCGCGCCACCTTTTCACCGAATGATTTGCGTGGATTGGTAAGCAGCTGCGATATGAGATTCGGTTCCGAGTTGAGTGTCTTGGCCAGGGCCACCTGCGACCCAAATTCCTCGACGAGCAGCGCAAGACGCCGCTTTCTGACTCGTTTGAGCTCGTCCCGATCCATGCAGTGATAGTAGGGAGCTGCTACGCCCGGTAAATGGACAAAGGGTATTGCCAAAAGATTACTATCTGGTAATGTCCTGAGGATGGAATCGCTAAGGTCGTATCTCAATTCGCTCGAGCGCGAGGCACAGGAAGCATATGCAGGCCGTTGCGGCACCTCGCTTGGGTACCTGCGGAAAGCTTTATCCACAAAGGAACGGATCGCCGAATCGACCGCGATCGCGTTAGATCGGGAAAGCTCCGGGGCAGTACCCGTTGAGGACACTCGTCCAGACGTGGATTGGTCATATTTGCGTGGAACATCAGGCAAGTCGTCACGGCTGACAACCAGCCGCAGAGCGGGGTGATTCGTGTTCTTCTTTGCGCACACTATGCCTGCCTTTTTTTCGGTTGACCCGGAAACTACAGGAAAGAGTTCGTGACGACAGTTTCCAAGCTCCAGTTCTCCCTCGACCTCGAGCCCGGAATTACTGAGCAATTCCGGACCCTCAAGCAAGTTGTGGCGGCGGTTGTCTACGGTTCCCGAATCGGGCTTTCTGGTGTGGCGAGTCATTGCGATTTGTCCCCTTCCGCGTTGTCGCGGATGTTGAACGAGAACGAGGCTGATCCTCGTCATCTTCCATTGGATTTACTTCCCCAGATCATTTCGGCAACAGGTGATCTGCGTCCAATTCATTGGCTGAACGCTAAATTTTTACTCGATGAGGCCACAAAGCAACGAGCTATCGTCGGTGAGCTAGCGTCTCTGCTTCCGCAGCTCACTTCCATGTTGAATTCATTGCAGAAGTCTCACAAATGAGCACAACGATGCCATCCAACAGTGTTGGTGTTGTATCCGAGAGAAGCTATTTGAGCCGTTTGTTCTACTCTCGCAACACGGTTCCCGCAATCCCAATTTCGCTGTGTGAACAGAAACTTATGATTTCGCGCTGCAGCGTGTTTTGTCCGGTACCGGACATACGGATGAATGTTGCAACGCAGTACATGCGCTGGGGTCCCTGATGGCATTCCAGGGGGCCAATCGAGAATTACTCAGCCCGCGGTCAACCGCGGTTTTTTTGAACCTGCGTGCTTGTCATAACCCAATTCACAGATCCAGCAGCAAGTTTGAGTCCCGGAGGTCCCATGGCCGTTCGCATACGCGCGCTGTCGTACTTCACCTCAATGGGAGTCGTGATCGCGCTCCCCTGGATTGGGATCCTGGCGCTGTTCAGGTTGATCTAGCGTTGGTGTACGGCGCGGCAATCAAAGTCCCCCTAGATTGCATGCGCTCCCCTGGCGGCCGGTGTCCCGGATATTCCGGGCCCGGCCGCATTCTACTGGAAGCAGTTTCTTGAAGGCACTACTGATGCGGGCGTATGAGGTCCGTCTGCTGTCATTCGACAGCGTTGAGTGTGTGTCTAAACACCTGCGGCGATATCGCTGGTTCAGAGAAGGTTGATGTCGAGAGAAGCCTACCTACCGATCTTCTTCGGTGATTTTCTGTCGTCGACAGTGTACTGGCGTGGCGAGGAGAAGGGGCTTTATCTGCTGCTCCTTGGATATCAGTGGAGCAGCGGCCCGCTGCCGGCGGATTTGGAAACTCTATCCCAGGTCGTAGGCTACGAGCCCCCACATTTCCGCAAATTGTGGGAAAGAGTCGGTAAGAAATTCATCCAGACAGCGGATGGTTGGATCAATTTGAGGCTCGAAGAGCATCGAGCGCGGGCCCACCAAATCTCAGGCAAGCGGGCAGCAATTGGTTCAAAAGGCGGGTCTGTTTCGGCAGCAAAGAGAGCGGCAAAGAGACAAGCAAACGGGCAACCAATTGGTTCAGCTTTGGTTGATTGCTTGGCAAGCAAACGCGCAAGCAAATTTCAACCATCCAATCCAATCCAATCCAATCCAAACGAAGAGGAAGAGTCAGATGCTTGCCAAGGAGAAGAACGAAGGGAGACTCTGAGTTGAACTTACAGCAGAACGCAGAATCCGATTTCTTCCCCTTGGAGAGCGCTCCGCTTCCGGATTCCGCGGCGCGCGATTGGCTCGATGTCCTGCCGCCGCAGGCGAGCGTTCTGCGAACCTACCAGCGCGAACTCGTGGCGCAGCTTGCCGTCGCGATCAAGTCCGCCCGCTGCGCACTCGTTCAGGCGCCGACTGGCAGCGGCAAAACTCACGTCATCGCGACGATCGTGGCGGCTGCCATGTTGGCGGGTCTTCGCGTGCTGGTACTGGCGACCCGGACGCGGCTCGTGCGCCAGCTGCACGAGAGGCTCGATACGTTCGAGCTCCCGCACGGAGTGCTCGCCGCGGCGATTCCGGGTTTGGCGAACTGGTCACGGCCGGTGCAGATCGCGAGCGTCGATACGCTGTACCGGCGCTGCCTGGTAGACCGCAAGATGCCGCTGCCAGGTGCCGATGTCGTGATTTTCGACGAAGCGCATTTGGCACTCGGGGCATCCCGTCAAGCGTTGCTCGACAGTTTCCCAGGCGCATTCATTTTCGGTTTCACAGCGACGCCTGCCAAGACCTCCGGTGCGGCGCTCTCGGACCGATTCGAAACTCTGATCCTCGGTCCGTCGGTGCCTGACCTGATCGAAGCCAAGCAGCTGGTGAAGCCGCGGATCTTCAGCAAGCCGGTGATGACGGCGAGAGAACTCAACGGTATTTCGAAGGACTCCAAGACCGGCGATTTCGCGACGGGCGAATTGTCACAGCTCATGTCCCGGCCGAAGTTGGTCGGTGACGTGGTGACCAACTGGCTGCGGATCGCCAATGGCAAACGCACGCTGGTGTTTGCTTGTGACAAAGGTCACGGCGCTGAACTGGTGGAGAAATTCAGACAGGCAGGCGTTCCGACTGAGCAGTTGACGGACAACGACGACGAAGACACGCGCGAGGAAGCGATAGGACGGCTCGAGACGGGCGTGACGCACGTGCTGGTGAATTGCTTCCTGCTCTCGTACGGAATCGATATCCCGGCTGTGGAATGCGTCGTACTGGCACGTCCAACGCGATCCGTGGTGCTGTATCTCCAGGCAGTCGGTCGCGGTATGCGCCCGAGTCCCGGCAAGGATCACATGATTCTGATCGACCATGGCCGGGTCGTCGAGAACCTGGGCATGCCGACGTACGACCGCGATTGGTCGCTGGATGGCAGCAATGTCAACGTTCAGGCGCGCGAGAAACTGGCTGAGTCGCGGCAGGTTGCCGACGAGAAGCCGCGGCATTGCGCGGAATGTGGGCTAACGTGGATTGTGAGCGAGGACGGTTCCAACTGCTCGAATTGCGGCTGGCATCCAACGCCAAAGAGCCGCCCGGTTCAGGTGGCGGACGCGGATCTCAACGAGACGCCTGCGGTGCAGCTGGATCTCGCCGGCATCGAGAATTTCTATCGGGAGTCGTGCGGATGGTACGCAAAGCGGTGGCCCGATCGTTGGCGCGATCGCGAGAAGTCCGGTCGATGGTGGGCGTGGGTTCAAACACGGACCAAATTCAAACGGCCGGACGACGAGCGCATGCCATCCAGATTTTGGGAACTGGCACCGCTTCCCAGCGGCTTTGAGACTTCCGGTTGGCTCAAGTCTCAATTGATTCGCTGGGCCAAGAGTAAACGCAACACTCAGGAGCGGTCGCATGTCGCTTGACGCTGCGGCCATTCACGCGCAACTCGGCGCAGAAGGTTGGCGCGAGGCGTTGGCCGCCTTGGGCGTAGACGAGAAATACCTTCGCAACAAGCATGGTCCGTGTCCAGTTTGTGGAGGAAAGGATCGTTTCAGATTCGATAACAAACGGGGACGTGGAGACTTCTACTGCAATCAGTGCGGATCTGGAGACGGTTTCAAACTGATCATGCTGACGACTGGGTGTAGCTTCGCAGATGCGCGCAAAAGGGTGATGAATCAATCTGGTATAGAACAAACTCAACAATCAACAAGAACTGTTTCACGTGAAACAGAACCAGATGAGGTTGCGCGGCCGACTCGCCGCGTGACAGCTCTTCTGCGAGAGAGTTGCAAACCCGAAGATTGCGAGCCGGTGATGCGGTATCTGGAGAGCCGTTCATTGTGGCCGATGACGCGCGAGCATGGTTTGAGAGCGCATCCGTCAGTTGAATACTGGCATGACCGCAGGCGTATTGGCGTGTTCCCAGCATTGGTGGCGCCCGTGAGGGATATCAACGCTGAACTCGTCACGGTGCATGTGACCTATCTGGACGGTAACGGTCGCAAGATCGCGGATTATGAGGCTCGCAAACTGCTGTCAGGTCTCGTTGGCCGCGAGGGCTGCGCAGTTCGACTGGGTGAATATTCGGAGAGCCTTGGAATCGCGGAAGGGATCGAGACAGCGCTTTCCGCTGAGAAGCTTCACGGAATTACTGTCTGGGCAGCGTTGAATACGTCTCTGCTCGCGCGATTCACTCCACCTCGAGGAGTGACCAAACTCGTCATTTATGCGGATCGCGATGTGGCCGGTCTAGATGCTGCGTCGAAACTCATGGAGCGGCTGCAGGGGCGGATTCATTTGCAGATACGTATGCCCCAGTCGAAAGACTGGAACGATGCATTGAGGGCGCCGCTATGACCGCAGACGAGATTCGAGCGGCAATGAGCGTCGACCCTGAATTATTGGGCCTGGCAGATGCCTTGCGCGCGCAGTTTGGAGCTCGCCTTGTCTGGTTGAAGACTGCCGATATTGATGTTGGCAGGCGTCCCAGTGAGCCCACAAGCACGGCGGCAGATCCGATCTGGCGAAGTGCTCCGGATGGCGAAGAACAATATGCAGAAGCCGTTCCATGTCCGTCACGCGCAAGAGCCGGGGCCTAGTGGATACCACAAGTTGTGAAGTAGCTGTAACAACGGATTTCAATGTTGTGAGGTCCGTCAAAACATCCCATGGATGTTCAATCTGCGGCGCTGGTGGTCAATTGCGACGCGGCTGGTGCGAGATGCATTACCAGCGCTGGTATCGCACTGGCAACACTGCCAGGCCGAAGGACGAGCGTGATGAGGCCACATTCCACTGTAAGGTCGCATTCACGGTTCGAATGTGGAACAAGTGGTTGTTGGAGTTCAACACACCACCGAATCTGGCTGCCGTCGAAGGAATCAATTCACTTCGCGACATGATTGAAGAACGGGAATGTCGGCGGCACAAGGGGGAAAGATGATGATTCTGGACATCCCCGAAGCGACACCCTCGCTCAACCGCGTATTCCAAGGCCATTGGAGCAGGCGCCATGCGCTGCGTAACAAGTGGGCCTGGCTCGTTCGTGCGGCGCGACTGGAAGCGAAGCTTTTTCCGACCCAGCCGCTACAGAAGGCGAAGCTGACCATTGAGCGTTGGGGGCCGAAACGGCTCGACCATGACAACTATGTCGCCGGCTGCAAAGGCATGATTGATTCACTGAGAGTGGAGGGCTTTATCGTGGATGATTCGCCCGGCCACATTGAGGCGCGGTACATCCAACACATTGGCAAGCGCCGCACACGCGTTTGCATCGAGCCATTCACATGAGAATGAAGAATAGGAGACCTATGAACGCAGCGTTGCTTGAGACACAGATTCTGCCCGGGGGCGTTGCCATCAGCGTGGCGCGCGGACGGCCGCTTCCTGTAGCGATCGTGGAAGTTGCGCGTGAACGTACAAAGGAGCGCGATTCAGCTCTGACGTATAGCCGCAATCGGCTTCTGGCCTGGTCAAAATGGGCGAAGGAACACCGAGACCAGATTGGCTATCCGACGATCTCCCTTCTCTACCGGGCCATGCAAATGACGAAGGTGGGCATCGTTCGTGGAACGGCTTATCCGAGAGCAGTCTCCGACGGGAACGGCATGCAGCACATTGAATACCCCATCAATGCAGACGGGCACGCCACGCGCTCCATGCGTCCGCCAACTATTGGCGAGGTACCTCCCGAGTTCGTTGAGGTCGACGAAGCAGTGGCTGAAGTGCCTGCCAAACCGCGCCAGGTCGGCATCGCCCACTATTTCACCTACGGCCCGATTGAGGAACGAGTAAAGCAGACTCCGTACAAGCGAGCTCGCTACATGCAACTGCTTGAGACATTCGAGTACTCGGTTTTCGTCGCGCTGAAGGCTGCATCGCCTCATGAATGAGGCGCCTGACATCGAAGTGTTTGGTCTCGCGCGTCCTGTGATGGCCTACGCAGTCATGCCAGACGGATCTCGCGAAGTGATCCGCGGTTGGATCTTCCAGCCTGATGAAAATCCAGACACTGACCTCGTGAAGGTATTGAACCGTACGGCCCAATCCATGGGTGGATCTCACGCTGAAATTACTCTCACGGATCTGGGTTAAGGATGGCACACGAAATAAATTAGGCGTCTAGACGATTTTTGATAGAAACTCGCCACACGTGAAATTGTCAGCATCAGGAGCCCGGGCCAAAACCCCGGGCTTTTTCATTTCCGCGCTCGGGACAACACACGCCCATATTCTGGCCTTTAGCCCGGCACGCGCGGACCTTTTCTCTCACGCTCGCCCCCTAAGTTCCCCGGCGGCTTCGGCCGGGGTTTTCTATTTTGGAGCCTGAATGAAGTCTGTCGCCGTCTCGGGAAACCATCTGGTCGATGAAACCGGCCAACTGGTCCAGTTGCGCGGCGTCAACATCTCAGCGCTCGAGTTCTACCCGATCGACAATGCCCAGGCGCCGCCGGGCGGGAAGGCGTTTGATTATTGGGGCGGGCAGTCACCGAACCTGAAGTCGATCGCGGGGTGGACCGCCAATGCAATCCGCCTACCGCTGAACGAGCAGAGCTATCTGGGGCAGACCTGCACCGACGCGAACGGCGCAACCAAGCTGCTCGCCGATCCGCTGGGCACGTATCGCAGCGTGGTAAAGACCACCGTGGACCAGGCGACTGCGCTCGGCATGGCGGTCATCCTGGACCTGCACAAGAACACGGCCAACGCGACCATCAACGGTGCGCTGGTCACGCCGCTCTCAAATACCTCCGGTCAGTCGGAGATGGCGGACGCGGACAACTCGATTGCATTCTGGACCGCGGTTGCGAATGACTACAAGGGATATCCCAACGTCATTTTCGACCTGTTCAACGAACCGCACATCGACAATTTCCAGAATCCCACTTCCTTTGCGCCGAACCCCGGCACCAGCATTCCTACTGGTCTGAACCCGGAAGCGTCCTGGGCATGGGCGGTCTGGCGCGACGGCGGCACGGGCAAGCTGATCTACGGCGACAACGAAGTCTTCCAGCAGCCGTACCAGTCGGCTGGCATGCAGGCGATGTTGAACGCAGTCCGCGCGACCGGCGCGACCAACGTCATCATGGCCGGCGGCGTCTCTTGGGCGCAGGACAGCTCGCTCTGGCTGCAGTTCCGGCCCATCGATCCGGCGGGCCAGTTGGCGTGCTCGTGGCATGCGTACCCCTCCCAGCAGGACGCGAGTTACCCCAGCTTCCCGCCGGGTACCTGGTGGGGCATTGCCACGGGCGCGTACGACTGGATCCAGGCGATTCTCGTCGCAGGGTTCCCCGTCATCATCGGCGAGACGGGCAATGGGGTCTCCAGTCAGTTGTTGCCGAAACTGCTTCCCTGGGCGGATCAACACAACGTGTCGGTCTTCGCCTGGTCGTGGAATCCCGGCTGGGGATCCTTGGTATCCGATCAGAACGGGACGCCAGTGGGCGACGGTCCGGCGTACAAATCTTGGCTCCAATCCCATGCCGCAACCAGCGGCGGAGGCGGCGGTGTGGCTAACCAGTTTACGAAACTCACTCTCTCGGCTCTTCCGACGACGCGGTCGGATGGCACCGCTGTCAGCGCCAGTGATCTCGGGTCAGCCAACGTCTACAAGAACGGCGCCAAGTACGCCACCATCAACGCCCCCCTGACGGTGGGTGAGACGTGGACTGACACCGCAGCCGCAGTCACCGGCGACAAGTACACCGTTTCCATCAACGACACGCAGATTCCTGCGGTCGAAGGCGCGCAGTCTGGGCCCTACATCGTCGGATCAGTAGTGGTGGTGCCGAAGGCGGCGTTGTCTGCTCCGACAATCTCGGGCGTCACGGCGTAACGACATGTTGATCAACGTTGACCTGGGCGACGGGGTACTCCGTCAAATGGATGACTCCGAACTCACGCCCAATCACTCTGTTATCGACAACGATCACGAGCGAACCGCGATCACTGAATTTCAACTCAACGGCAAAGTTGTTCACCGCTCCGTGCATGTCCATCTGAAAGAGGGCATCGGCATTGAGGGCGTTCTCGGGAGTATCGGATAATGGCGAACACGCAAGCAATTTGCGGATCCTTCAAAAGTGAGTTGATGCTCGGCGCCCATCAGTTGGGAACCGTGACCATTGTCTCGCGTACGAGTCTAACCGCTCCAACGACCGACACCGTCAAAGCGGCACTGTACTTGGCATCCGGCTCTCTCGGAGCAGGCACCACTGCATACAGCGCGACCAGTGAGGTATCCGGCACCGGTTACACGGCTGGCGGTGTCACGGTTACCAACGCCACGGCGCCCAGTACCAGCGGTACGACTGGAATCTGGACGCCATCTGCCTCCATCGTCTACTCGAGTGTCACGCTCACTACTTCGTTCGATACCGTGCTGATCTACAACAGTACGCAGTCGAACAGAGCGATCGGCGTTTATACGTTTGGTGCCCAAACAATCACGGCCGGCACATTCACCCTCACGATGCCCACCAATGACGCTACGCATGCGCTGATTCAGCTCGCGTAACTGAGTATCACCTGCCATGAAAAACACCTGGAACGGTACACTCATCACCCAGCAGGCCGCCGGCACTGCGCTTTCAAATACCACGACACCAACGAGTCTGTTGAATGGTCAAGCGAAATTCACGCTGCCCGCGCAGTTTTTGGACACGATCGGCAGTAAGCTTCGTGTCAGAGCTTCGGGGCGAATTTCAACGGCCGCTTCGACACCGGGTACGTTAACGCTCGATATCCGCTTCGGATCGGTCGTTGTGTTCAATGGCGGTGCATCAGGAACCCTGGCGACATCAGCTACCAATCTGACCTGGAAGTTCGAAGCTGATCTCTACATTCTGACAGTGGGCAGTAGCACCACTGCGACGGCCTATGGAACCGGAATTTTGACAAGTGCGGCGCTTTCGGCCACGACCCCCATTATGTTGTTGCCTACCAGCGCGCCTGGAGCCGGGACTGGATTCGATTCGACGGCTGCATCTGTGGTGGATCTCTTCGGTACCTTCTCCGTAGCGAATGCCAGCAATTCGATCCGTTGCGACGATTACGAACTGATCTCATGCAACTAAATGGATGCCGCGCTGCTGCGCTATCGTTGGACGGTACCCCCTGCGGCCGCAATTCCTGCGCTCGTTCAACAGATTGACGATCGGTGGCCCGGCCAGAATACCGCTCCTCCTCCGGATAACTCGCAGAGTCTCACGCGCACCATTGCGCTACCCGGCAATATCACGGCAGGCAATTCGATTGTCATACAGGTGTGTCATTTCAATTCAGCGACCAGTCCAGGCGGAACGGTCTCGTTCGCTGACAATCTGGGGAACACTTTTCCGGCCGCAGTCGGGCGAGTGGATGACCTCGATGCATCGGCCAACATGTCGTTGTATCTCTTTTTCATGCCGCGCATCACCACTGGTGGCGCTCAGACGATCACGGCCACATTCCCATATTTGGAATGGCAGAGTTTGCTGGTCATGGAATGGTCTGGCCTCGCGAATCAGGCGCCGTTGGATTGGAATGGGAGTGTCCAGACTTCGACTACCACAGCATCAGACTTTCTAACGACCGGTAACATTGTCGGCGGGTCCAATGCAGGGATCTTCATTGGACAGTGCCTGAATGGCACTGATCAGAATACGGCCAATGGCGGAGGTGTAGGGTCTCCGAATTGCGGAACTGGGTTCACGGCAGTCAACAGTGGCACGACCGACTGGAGCGGCATCGAAAATTCATTTGTAGGTCCGGCCTGCCAACCAGAGTACCTATACAGCACGAATTTAGGTACTCGGGCTATGACCTATACAGCTAAGAAGGCTGCCGAGAGCTATGTCTCGATAGGCATGGCACTCAAGGCAGGATGATATGGCTGTAAGTGTTCTGCAGGAGCGGCAAAATTCCCTAAATTCGGCTAACGCAGCTTCGATAGCGCTGGCTTTTTCGAATCCGGTTACTCCGGGAAGTTCGATTCATGTCATTTGCTCAGGTGTCGATACTGCAACTTCATTCACCTGCTCGGATAGTGTCAATGGGTCGTATGGAGCGGCGCTCGATACGATCGACCAGGCAGGCGATACTCAGCGTTTAGCGCATTTCAAGTTTGATAATACGGCTGCCGGTACTCCGACAGTCACGATTACCCCCAATACCTCGATCGGATTCCTCGCGATCTGGATCCGCGAAATTGGTGGAACCTCCGGGTATGATTCTGCTCACAAGACAGCACTGCAGACTGCGCTCGGGAATGGCACCGACAATATAACCACCGGCACCCAGGCTCCTAACAATCAGCCTGGACTGTTGAGTGCGCTGGGAGTTTGTACATCCAATTTCGTGATCCCCGCTGCTGGAACCGGATTCACATCCGGAATCAGCGGCTGGTCATTCACAATCACCAATACTGCGGTCTCAGAAAGTAAGCGCTATACGTCGCTGTCGGCGATTGCGGCCACTTTCTCGAACAGCGGCGGCTCGAACAATTTCGCCACGCTGGCTGCCTTCTTCAAGGAATCGGCTTCAGCCGCGGTCGCGATCGGATGCTCAGCGCAAATCGGTCCCGGCGTCTCTCCAGACAGCCGACAGATGTTCAGGGCGCGACTGCTTTCGAATATCGCAAGCCCGAACGTTACGGTTGGACTGACTGGCCAATCGAGTTCTTTTTCTAGTGGAGCGCTCACTGGATCGAGTGATATCGCACTGTCGGGGCAGGCTGCCGCATTTGCAGGTGGCCAGATCACCGCAGTGCTACCTGTGGTGGGCGCCTCGGTTTACAGTGGTCCGGGTATTTCGCCTGACTATCGGCAGTTGTTTCGAGCGCGTACGCTCTCGAGTAGTGTCTCCGCGGATGTCACTGTCGGACTGACAGGGCAGTCGGCCGGATTTGGCGCTGGAAGTTTGGGTCCGTCGAGCGCAGTCGCAGCGACAGGAACTTTAATCACCTCATCTGCCGGCAGCGTATTTGCGGCCTCGCAGATTATTGTCACCGGCCAGCCGGCCAGTACTTCGGCGGGATCGGTTGCGATTTCGTCGCAGGTTGCGGTTACAGGGCTGTCGGCTTCGTTCAGCGCCGGCACAGTTAGTCCGTCTGGGGCTGGATCAGCAACGCTGACCGGTCAGGCAGCAACATTCGCGCCCGGTACTGCTGTCGTGGTATCCACGTTGGCTCTCACGGGTCAACGATCCACCTTTGCCAGTGGCACTACCGCTGCGGGATTGAATGCGGGGCTGATAGGCCAAGCATCTACATTTAGCGCAGGGTCGCTCAGCGCGAATATCACAGTTGGTCTGACTGGGCAGAGTTCGACCTTTTCGGCTGGCAACGTCTCGGCGCCGAACACAGTTTTCGCCGCGCTGACGGGTCAATCGAGCACTTTCAGCACCGGTTCGCTGATTACGAGCTCGGTGGCAGTGGCAGTTGGTCAGGCTATTACCTCGAGCGCTGGGACTCTCGCTGCTGCAAAGAGTGTCGCGCTGACTGGCTCTGGAATCACCAGCGCACCGGGAACATTGCTCGGTAGCTACGCGGTTGGATTGACGGGCCAATCGGCCACTTTTGCGGCCGGTCTCGTTCTTCCGCCTGGTGATAAGACAGCGTCCTTAACCGGATCGGTGGCGACGTTTCGCACGGGTGCGATTCTTCCGATCGGCGCGGTATTGAGTGGAACACCACGCTACGTCGTCAGAAGACTGAAAAAGCGCATCTTTACGGTGAGTGCAGTGAGCTATTTGGAATTCCCTCCGAAAGACAGCGCCGAAGCGGTCAAACTGGAATTCGATTTCGCAGTTGATCTGGATACCGGCGTAACGCTGTCGGGCACCCCGATTGTATCTGTTACGGTGAGTGGCGCCGATCCTGCGCCAAGCAACATACTCAATGGCTTGCCGCGATTCGATTTGACTTCGACGCAGGTGATCGTGCCTGTAAGCGGTGGAGTGGCAAATTGCGACTATGACATCAAGGTTGTGGTGCCCACAACTGATTCGCTGACCGTCTTGGCGCTCAACGGGATTCTGCCGGTCCGAGCATGATCGGCATCAAGGTCACGGCGGACATCTCGAAGGTAGAGCGGCTTTTCGACAATCTGCGCAAGGATCAAGTGCCATTTGCTACCGCGCTCGCCCTGACGAAGACAGCACAGTACGTTCAGGGTGAGCTCACCAAGGTGATGGATACGGCGTTTGATCGACCGACGCCCTATACGAAGGATGCGCTTTACGTAAAGCCCGCGACGAAGCAGGTACAGGTAGCGATCGTCAAAGTCAAGGACGTGACTTTCAAGGGAAATCCAGCAGTTCGCTATCTATTTACGGGCATCACCGGAGGAACCCGGAATCTCAAGGGATTTGAGAAGTTATTGCAGCGGGCTGGGGTAATGCCTGGTGGCTGGTATGCCGTCCCGACTTCGGCAGCTCCACTCGATAGCTATGGCAATGTCCCTGGCAGCGTAATCATGAAGATTCTCTCTCAGTTGCAAGCTGCTCGTGACTCGCTGACCAATGAGAGTGCTGCCCTAAAGGCGCGGCGTAATCGCAATCGCACCACGGGTCGTTACTTTGCTGTGATGCCCAATACCGAGAGAGGAAAGCTGAAGCCCGGCATCTACGAGCGGCTCAACTTTCGAGCATCTGCTGGGAAAGGCGCTGTCGGAACTGGTTCAGGCAGTATTCGGCCCATCTTTATCTATTCGCAGAAGGCCCCCAATTACTCAGCGCGGTATGACTTCTATGGAATGGCGCGCCGCCTTGCTGCCGAGCGATACCCCATCGAAGCCGAGTCGGCGATCAAGAGAGCATTGGAGACAGCACGTTAGAAGACTCCATATGCAAGCCTCTACGGCGCGTTTATAGAGGCGTGTTATATTGGCAGTCTCATACACGTCATTATATAACATGACGTCCTTTGGCCTCCCAGAGCCCACATGTGGCATGTGTAGAAGTTACAAACCAACATCGCGGGTCCTCAAAACCAACACGGTTTGCGGGTAAGTCGAACCCCGTATGTTGCGGATGTACAACGAAAAAAGCCGCCTTAACCGAACACCAACATGAAGGTTAGCGCGCAGGAGTACGCAGAGCTTCGGGGCCATACAAAGCCTTGGGTCAGCCAGCAGATTGATGCCGGAATGCCCGTCAAGCGCCTCAAGGGTCGCAAAGTGGCCTACGAAATCGACACGGCCACAGCCATTCAGTGGGAAATCGACCGGATCAGGGAGGGCTCGAAGCCTGGTTCGCAGCGGGAGCGGCTTGCCAAGGAGCAGGCAGACAAATTCGAGCTCGAGAATGCGCGCCGGCGCGGCGAACTCATCCTGTCCTCACAGGTGGCCGAGGTGCTTTCGACGCTCGGGGCAGATCTGGCCCAGCGCCATGATGGGTTGCCGGGACGTCTAGCCAATGAACTTGCAGGAATCAGCGACGCCGCCCAAATCCGAGAACGACTCCTCGACGAGCTCCGGATCGTCCGCGGCGCCTTCGCCGATGCCGTCGATAAGCTCGCGGACGCTCTCGGCGAAGGTGCGGATGCTGGCCCAGATAAGCCGGCCTCCCCGAAAGAGAACGCCAAACGAGTGGGCGGACGAAAGCCGCGTGCTGCCGGCCGGAAGCGCCGAGCCCGGGCCGTGGAACAGTAGCCGCACTCCGTATTGTCTTCCGATATTCGCTGCTCTACGCACGTACAAGCGCGTGGTGGCTGTCATGGGCAGCCAAATGGGCAAGACCGAAGGGCTATTCAACGTCATCGGTCACAAACTGGATGACGATCCGGCGCCAGTTCTGTACATCGGACCGACGAAATCGAACATTGATGGTGTGATTGAGCCGCGCATCGCACAGATGTTGCGATCGGCGCCACGGCTGTGGGCGAAGACGGAGAAAGGCCGCAAAGCGCACAAGCTCGTCAAGCGAGTGGCCGGTGTGACATTGCGCCTGGCGTGGGCGGGCTCGCCGACAGAACTCGCATCGCAGCCCGCGCATACCGTGCTGGTCGACGAAGTCGATCGTATGGAGCCGATTCCGGGCGAGGGCGATGCGGTCACGCTGGCCGAGGCGCGCATTGCGACTTATCCGGATGGTCGATTGATCATTACCTCGACGCCGACCGAGGGGAACGTTGAGGTGGAGAAGCATCCCGAGACCGGCACTGAGCATTGGAAAGTCGCCGAGACAAAGGATCTGCTGAGCACGGTCTGGAAGCTCTTCCAGGAGGGCACGCGGTACGAGTGGGCCGTTCCCTGTCCGCATTGCAACGATTATTTCGTGCCGCGGTTCCGTCAACTGTGGTGGCCGGATAAAGCGACAGCCCAGCAGGCGCGACGGGAAGCGCGGCTGATCTGCGCTTCGTGTGGCGTGCAGATTCCAGATTCGGACCGCTCGCGGATGAATGCCCGCGGCGTCTATCTGGCGCCTGGACAGAAGGTGGTTGACGGCGTGGTTGTTGGAGCCGTCCCCGAATCGGACACCGCCACCTTCTGGGTGTCAGGGATCATGTCGCCGTGGCGCACGTTGGGTGCGCTAGCTTCATCGTGGGTCCGGGCCGTTGCGAGTGGTGATCAAGGCCGGATACGAGCGGTCATCAACACTGGATTTGGCGAGCCCTTCGCCTTTCGCGGTGAAGCGCCGCCGGCTGCCGCCGTGCGCGCCTGCGCTGGTGTGTATGCGCAGGGTCAGCTTCCGGCCGGCATCAAGGTTTTGACCTGCGGTGTCGACGTTCAGAAGGCGCGTCTCGTCTTTGCGGTCCGGGGATGGGGCTATGGAATGGAGTCCTGGCTCATCGACTACGGGGATATCTGGGGCGAGACCTCGGAGCCTGCCGTTTGGAACGAATTGGAGCAGTTACTCGAGCGCGAATATGGCACGGAGAAGCCGATCCGGATTCGGCGGATGGGGATCGATTCGGGGTACCGCCCGGGGGACAAGTGGCGCCGGCCAGATAACCTGATTTACGACTTTTGCTTGGCGCACCGACGCGCCTTGCCGACGAAGGGCCGCGACCGGTTGTTGAAACCGCTGCAGCCATCGCTAATTGACGTGACCTTCCGCGGCCAGGTGCACAAACAGGGTTTGCAGCTCTGGCACATCGATAGCGACTATTTCAAGAGTTGGGTGCAGAACGCGCTGGTAGTCGCAGACGGTCAACCGCGGCGATTCTGGGTGCCGAGCGATGTTACGGATGATTACTGCCAGCAGTTGACCTCGGAAGCGCGAGTTCCGAAACCCTCCGGGTTAGCAACCTGGGTGAAGATCCGCAGCGAAAACCATTTCCTGGATTGCGAGGCGATCAACGTCGCTATGGCGCAGTCTCTGGGCGTGCATCGCAAGCGCGTGAAGACAGCGTTGCCGCCTGCTGAAGACAAGCAAACCTCACCCGAGGTAGTTGAAAAGGCGCCGGCATTCAATGCGCCAGTGATGCCCCGGGCGAACCGATTTCGCAGCCGGAATTGGACCAAGCAATGGTGAGCGACATGTGTGCTCGCTTTTTGAACTCATTCCGACACATAGACGACGGAGATTGACGTATTCATGTTGAGTTCGCGCATTCCGTCGCAGATTCTGCAGGGCGATTCAGCGAGCTGGGTGGATTCTGCATTTACGAATGACAGCGGAAACTCATTCAATAGTTCGAATGCGGCGCTCAAATACACGATTTCCGGTCCCTCGACTCCGCTGGTGCTGACAGCCACGGCCAGCGGGACTGATTGGACAACGACACTGACGACCGTCCAGAGCGCGGCGCTCCTGCCCGGCACGTACTGGTGGCAGATGCAGACATTTGCCACCGGAGTGCGCTTCACCGCCGCTCAGGGCGAGCTCATCGTCAAACCGGATCTGGCTACGGTCAGTGCAAACTATGACGGTCGCTCGGTAGCAGAGATTGCCCTTGCGCAAGCCCGCGCAGCCTATGCCACATTTTCAGCGAGTGGCGGCGTGATGAAGATGTATCGCATCGGCAGTCGCGAAATGTCGTTCCAGGATCTGAGTCAGATTCGCGAACAGGTGGATTATTGGAGTGCGCAAGTAGCCGCGGAGCAGGCTACCGCGGATGGTTCCAAGAGTCGCCGGCTCCATATCCGTTTTGATCGAATCCGATGAACGTCGAACAGATTCTCAAAGGCATCGCACGATTGCGCGGTGAAAAGCCGGCGGCGCGCGTGGCTGCGCCTTCGTTCAGCCGTATGTACGCGAATGCGCGCCCGACGATGGCGCGGAGTGGGTTTGCGAGCCCAAACACGTCGGCCGACGCTGAACTGATTTCCAGCCTGCTCGGGCTGCGCGCAAAGTCGCGACAGCTCGTGCGGGATGCGGCATTTGCGAAGAATGCGCGCCGCATCATTCAGAACAACGTCATTGGCACGGGCATTCGGCTACAGAGCTTCGTGCAGACAGCCCGCGGCACGCTCGCGACTCGTGTGAACGATGCGGTAGAGGCTGCGTGGGAAGACTGGTGCTGCGCTGAGAATTGCCACACCGGCGGGACAGTCCATTTCCACGACCTCGAGCGCTTGGCTGTCGGACAGGTCTTTGAAGCGGGCGAGATCTTCATCCAGATTCATCGGAGCGCTTTCGGCAAGTCGAAAGTGCCGATCGCGCTCGAGATCATTGAGGCCGAGCGCGTTCTGGATGGCTTCACGCAGCCAACCATGGGCCCACAGACGGGAAACACGATCCGGATGGGCATCGAGCACGACCGATTCGGTCGGCCCATTGCTTATTACGTGCGTGACCTCCATCCCGGCGACCCGCGCACGATGGCAGGAACCAACGAGTTCATCAGGCGCATTCCGGCCGAGGACATGTTTCATCTGCGCGTGGTGGACCGCTGGCCGCAGACGCGCGGGGAACCGTGGTTGCACGCTGTGGCGGGCAAGCTTGGTGACATGAACGGCTATAGCGAGGCGGAGATTATCGCCGCCCGCGGCGGCGCCAATTACCTAGCCACGATCGAGACGCCGGACAGTACCGAATCATTGGGCGAGAAGCAGGACGACGGCTCCTATGATATTTCGCTCGAGCCTGGCACCGTCGAGCGACTGAACCCCGGTGAGAAGCTGACCTTCGTTGCACCGAACCGGCCAAATTCTGCGCTCGACCCGTTCA